GGTAGATAATTATCTACTTCATCAAAGGTGCAGTACCTAACAAAAATGTTCTCTGAAAAATGGTTGCCCATCTCAAAGAACCGATAGTCTTTCTCTGCTTTAGGTAAATTGGGCAAAGAAAATAAAAACTTTTCAACTGGATGTTGGAAGTCAAATACAATAATAACTTTCTGTTCAAAGAATCCCATGAGATCCATACCAAAACAGGGAAGATAACTCCCTGTCTTAGGATAGATTACATTGTTATAGATATCTGATTTCTCGTTGTAAATATCTACTCGTCTTGACTTTATAAAATGTGGAGCAGTAAAGATGTCTGCTGTTAAAGTCAGATTACCTTTACCTTTCCACTCACACCACCGTGAATCAAATTTAAACTCAGGGAAAACATCATCAAGAACTTTTTTGTAGTTGACCCAGAGGTCAACTGTGTTAGTCATCAGATGCTAGAGATGCAAAATAGGATAGTGCATCGTCATCCTCTACAACTGCTTCCTGTTTTACAGGAGTAGGAGCACTCATCTTAGCACGAAAGTCTGATTGTGGAGCAGCAACTGGTTCATACTCTTCACTATCTACAGATGGTGCTGTAGGACGTGGAGCAGACCCTAGAACAAGGTTTAACCTCTTCTCTAGGTCTTCGTATGATTTGAACTGATCTGCTGATGTGAACGCTTCTAGTGAGTGCTCTGACTTCCATGTCGCTTCAAGTTCAGTATCATCTGCACTAAGAGCACTAATAGAATCAAACTCACTGCTGTCATAATTCCAGAAACCTGCGACCTTTTTAATCTTCAACTTAAAGTTAGCACCTTCCCAAAGATCAAACACATTTACTGGTGTCTCATCTTGGAACTCAGGTTGCATTGCTGCAAGAATCTTGTCATGAATCTTCTTGCCATACTTGTATAAGAATACTTTACCCTCATTCTCAGGGTGCTTAGGATCTTTTACAACATAGATGTTGCTGTAGTAAGATAGTTTTCTCTTTTGCTTACGAGCAGTATCTTTATCTGCATCTTCACCACTGTTCCAGAGTCTACGATTGACTTCACCTACTGGATCTTTGTCTCCTATTGTAGTAAGACTATTCTCTATGTACCAACCACCTGGTCCTTGGAATGCATGACTATAAACCTTTGCCCAAGGTACTGTCTCACCATCTGGTGCTGGTAAAAAACGAATGACAGCGTAACCATTACCTGATGCATCTACTTCTGGTTTCCAGAATCGTTCATCAACTTGTTTGTTACTAACTGTCTTCTCTAGTTCTTTTTGTAGGAATGATAGATTTGATTGGGATTTTTTCTTTAATTCTGCGAATGACATATTACTTCGGATTTAATTGGATTGCGATCTAAAAAAGGGGGGAGGTTGGATTACTGTGTACCAACAAAGGAATGGGCATTACTACAGTGTAAAATACATCCCTTGCCTGAGACCTATCTGGTAAGATAGTTCTGACTCGCATCAGCAGCACCACCTGTGTCTCATCACCTTAACTAGCGGTTGCCAGTAAGTTTATTCAGTCACTCCCATACCCGATGATCAGTCAGGTATACATTATTTATAACACATCTAGGATTGTTTGTCAACCTGTTCTTCAAACTTTTTTATTTTTGTTAGGAGATCATCAAACATATCTCTGACCTCTAAATTAGGATCTCCACCTAACATAACGACTGCCTGTTTCATGTTGTCAGCAACTTGTTTTGCTTCTGGATCATCACTCAACTGAAGACGGGCATGAAATACTTTTTGTTTATCTAATAGTTTTTTTAGTGCTTCAAAATACTGTAACTTTCTTTCCTTATCAAGGAGTGCAAGATTAGTTACTGATCTGAAACAAAACTCTTGAAGGGCAGCCATCTCTTGGATGTCACCCCTGACTAATTCTGATTGAAAAAATTTACTCATACTAGCATTAGTTTGGCACGACTTGTTTTCTTCATGAAATTTAGTTGTTGTGCTTCATATTTAAGCTTTTCTTTGAGTGGTTTTGATATCAATTTAGATACGGATTCCACTTCTATTTCATTTATTTCACAAAGATGTAGCACTGAATCTATGTAGTTCATATCTTCATTTGTCACAGCAATTTTCTCTACTTCTTGTGAGAACTTCGCACTAGTCATAAATTTATCTTCAAGTAAGTTTTTCTTTTCCATATGTTTGGTACTCGTCTATGTACTGTATGAGTTTAAGAAGATATTCCTTCTTAGGTGGTTTGATTACAACTTGTGTTTCACCATTCTCACAAGCAACTATAGTTACCAATTGTTTAACAGTTAAACCGTACAGTTCTTGAAGACAACAAGCGTATGCTGTCTCTTGAACAAAGTAATCGTACAAATATTGTTCCTTCTTAGGTTCAGCAGAAGTTTTAAAATCTATGATGGATAGTTGCCCATCAAATTCTGCGATGCAATCTACACGACCTGCTATTTCTAAATGGTCTGAGTAGAGTGCTGCTTCTTGCAGTAAAATATTATTTATGCGATCTAGTACACGTTTACTATTGTGAAACATGAATACAGGAAGTGGAGTCTCCTTGTACTCATCAATCTTTAACTCATTGTTAAAGTAATCCTCAACTATTGAGTGATACTTTGTACCACGTGATGCAGAGCGTGAGGAAATTGCTGCTGCTTTTTCTTTACCGACACGTTTTCTCCATCTAGCAAGACTCTTTTGTTTCTTACTATTATTACTGATAACAGTAGTAACTGATGGATAATGATTGCCACTAGGTGTTAGATAAAGTCGTTTACCCTCCACCATTTCTGCTTTCATGTCAAGAGGAACTAATTCCTTGTGTGTAAAGACAGTATCTATCATAATCCTAATGACATCTTGCTAATTAGATAAGATTTTACTAAACCAGATCTGACGATATCACTTACTCCAAATTCTATTTCAGAAAACTCATCCATATTTTGAAGAATGCGTTGGAAATCTAAGATACCATTACGTTCATTTGTTTTGACTAAATCTGATTGATTTACATCTCCACAGAATACTATCTTACTATCTTGTCCAACACGNGTCATGATTGAATCAAGTTCGTGGAAGTTAAGATTCTGACACTCATCAACAATGATGATAGCATCATCAAGAGTAGTNCCACGGAGGAATGATGTAGACCAGAATGAAATAGTTTCTTGTGTTTTAAGATTATCATATAGCATATCAAAACTAGTTTGGTCAGGCATATGGAACATATTTCTTACCATATTTTTGTATGGTATNTGATATAGTTCTGACTTATCTTCATGAGTACCAGGCAAGAACCCAATCTCACGTGTAGATACAAGAGACCTAACGATGTACACTTTTTCGTAAGGTGATTCTTCATTCATCACCTCTTTAAGTGCTAAGTACAATGCAATAAATGTTTTACCTGTACCTGCTGCACCAAATGAGAATAAGTTTTTACCTTTATCCCATTCTTTAAAAAAGAACTCTTGGTTCTCGGTAATAGGACCTACATCAAGGAAGTAATTACTGTTAATAGGTTTCTTCCTTTTCAACATTTTCTTAGACATACCTGTAGGAGAAGGTGTCTTCTTTTTAACTGCCATAATTTACCACTGATATCCGTCTTTTGATTTGGGACACGATCCAAAATGAGGATTCTTTTTAACNTGACCCATGACATCTGCCCAACCAGGATGTGTCTTTCTCATCTTATCTCTCCAGTCTCCAACTTCACCCATGCTTGCTACACCTGCTGTCCAATCTTTATCCCAATCAGGATTGTCAATCCTCCATTGTTCATACTCTTTAATTGACATACGAAACTCTTTTGTCTCGCCAGTTTCTTTGTGTTTTACATTATAGGTTGGCATTAATTCCACTCCAATGCTTCGGATATAATAGGAAATTGTTCTTTAAATATATCTCTACATTTTTCAGCAATTTCCATGTGTTCTTTTTGTGTTCCATGTCCAGAACGTAGATCTATATAGTGAATCCAAGAACGTAGTGTTCCTGTCATATACAATCTAGTTGGTGTTGCTAGTGGGAGAACAAATCTCGCACACTCCTTCGCAATGCCCTCACGTATGAGTTCATTGTATAGGTCAAGTCCTTCAGCGAAGTATGCTTGAATCTCTTTCTGAAGAAATTCAACTTGTTTTTGTGGTACATCATCAATAGAATTTTGTCTGTTCTTTTCGTCTTGTCTTCTTAGATCAGGCACAGGTATTGCTCCTAAGAAATTAGTATTAGCATAACGCTGACTAAATTCTTGGAATGTAAATGATCTGTGTCTTAATATTTGTGCTGCTAATCCTCTAGTAGTTTCAATTTCTAGAGTCATATGTGCTTGCTCAAAGACCGACCAGTGTTGATGCTTTATGCAGTAACCAAGCAAACCACTTACGTTTGGATTCTCTTGGTTCTTTGGGTTGCTCACCCTTGCTATGTAACCTATCGTCTCCTCCGCTTTGGGAGTAGCCGTGACTAGTTTCACTTGTTGCATTATGTTTTATACTTCTACGAATTAATTTTGCGTACTTGACATCCTCTTTAGTATACCACNTAGAATTANNTTTGGCAAGCTTTATTAATCTTTTAGCCGTTTTTCTTTCTGTTTTCTGATTCTCTNTCATCTAGGTATTTATACGACCTTTTATATAAAAAAATCTGGGAAAAATTTTTTCCCAGATTCATGAAATCAAAAGTGAATTTTGATTTATGCAGCAACAGTAACCTTTTTAGCTACCTTTACACCACGATAAACAAGGTCTTGCTTAGATGTGGATGTTTGCTTGTTGTCATCAGTGTTGTACTTAACACCACGGTATGTGACTTGTGCCATCGGTTTTCTCCTAAAGTAATTGGACTTTGACATCCGTTCCTTCAGTCGGCATTTGCGTCCCGTTAGGGATGAACGAACCCGTTCCGTGTCGGCTTACTTGCGTCCCAATGCATCACATTCTTCCTCTACCTTTGTAGCAAAGTAGTTGATCAGATCTGACTTGCTTCTGTCATCAAGATATTCATCTTGCATAACTTCAACAGCTAGTTCTGTCCACTGCTCACATTTAATAGTCCAATGAACTGGTTCGTGTGATGCCAATAAAGATAGGTAAAGAAGAAATGGCATGGGATGAACGATTGTGTTTATATTAACACAGTTATATTATATATGCAAGTTAATGTGTAGCGACTGTTACAATTCTTTGGGTAAACCGTAATGGTAATCATCTGTGTCACCATATCTCTCCATGTGACCACGTTCTACACTAAAAATCTTGGTGGATACTTTGAAGTCAGGCATCTTAGGTTGCTTAGGAGTCAATGAATTATCATATATTCTCATCCTATTATTAGGATACAACGCAAACTGACCGTTATTTAGTTGTATGAGATTGTGACTCTTATGTTCCGAAGGTGTTTCTGCTGTACTGTAGTCAGGTGTATCAGGTTCATCATGGTAATTATCTATTGTAATAATATACTTTCCTAACTGTGATCCAAAATCTCTAGTGTACAACTCATAGTCCATAGAACCTATGAACTGTTTGCATATAGTTGTAACACCATAGTCCATACAGTTCCAGAACTGTAGGTTAGGTAGATCCATATCTGGATCAGGTGTCTTAGGTTCACTTACAAATGCACTGATAGGTAACTTATCATAGATTGCTGCATACTCTGGTAAGTATGTCTCAAAATAAAATGCCCTACCAGGCATTGACTTACATGATACCCAAACACCTCTTGTAAATTCACCATGACCAGACTTAAAATCAGTAAGGTATTCTTTTCTAACCCACACTTCCTCTGCGGGCATATTAGAAATCAAAGTTGCCATTAATTATTTTCTTGTAGTTTTTCAACAACAGTTTGTGCTTGCATAGGTGCGATGTCATTCAGACCATTCGCATCAAACCAAGGAGCACTCTCCCAATCAAATCCTTCACCAAATGTATTATCAGGTGATACCACATACCAATGACACTTAGCATCAGGTATATCTACAGCACACACCGCCCAATCATCTGCCCACTGTGGTACTTGAACGTACATGACAGGTAGATGAT